GGACACAATGTCCTAATAACGGGACATAACGACCCGAAAAAGGGACACAACGTCCTAATAACGGGACACAATGTCCTAATAACGGGACATAACGACCCGAAAACGGGACATAACGACCCGAAAACGGGACATAACGACCCGAAAAAGGGACACAATGTCCTAATAACGGGACATAACGACCCGAAAACGGGACACAATGTCCTAATAACGGGACATAACGACCCGAAAAAGGGACACAACGTCCTAATAACGGGACACAATGTCCTAATAACGGGACATAACGACCCGAAAACGGGACATAACGACCCGAAAACGGGACACGATGACCCGAAAAAGGGACACAACGTCCTAATAACGGGACACAATGTCCTAATAACGGGACATAACGACCCGAAAACGGGACATAACGACCCGAAAACGGGACACGATGACCCGAAAAAGGGACACAATGTCCTAATAACGGGACATAACGACCCGAAAACGGGACACAATGTCCTAATAACGGGACATAACGACCCGAAAACGGGACATCATGTCCTGAAAGAAGAAAGAAAGGTTGTGATATTCATATGATTGAAAGAGAAATTATTATTGACATGCTAAATGTTGGTATGACGAAAATAAAAATCGCTAATTATCTATCTATTAATCGCAAATATTTATATCGATATCTTCTGAGAAATCCAATTTCTGAAGATGAATTAAAAGCTAGCGATATAAGAATAAAAAAAATGATTAATGATACAAATATTAATAAAAAAATTAACATAAAAGATGATGGGATATTAATTGGAGAAAGAGAATTTATTATTGACATGCTAAATATTGGCATCACGAAAATAAAAATCGCTAATTATCTATCTATTAATCGCAAATGTTTATATCGATATCTTCTGAAAAATCCAATTTCTGAAGACGAATTAAAAGCTAGCGATATAAGAATAAAAAAAATGATTAATGATGCAAATATTAATAAAGAAATTAACATAAAAGATAAGGTGAAATACCCTAAAAATGAATTACCAGATGGATTACCAATTAATTGGAAAAAAATGAACCCAAACGAACGAAGAGCATATTTAGATAGATTCATTAAAGAAGATGTTAAAAAAATTTTGGATTAAATAAAATAATGGAGAATTAATATGAAAATAGCAGTTTTAAATTATTCAGGTAATGTAGGGAAAACAACTCTAGCAAGAGATTTGTTACATTTTTATTTGCAAGACCACGAATTGGTAACAATAGAATCTATTAATAGTGATGGTAAAGAAAAAGTTGTTATTAGAGGAGATGATGGAGATAAAATATATACTGAATTATTAGTAACTGATAATTTGATTTTAGATATCGGATCATCAAATCTAGAGAGTTATTTAAAGAATAGTGAAAAAGAATCTGAATTTATTTCTTCTATTGATTTATTTATCATTCCGGTCACAGCAGAAAAAAAACAACAAGTCGATACATTAAAAACGGTGAAAGATATCTTTGCACTAGGTGCATCGCAAAATATCGAAATTATTTTCAATCAAGTTGATGATAATATGAACATCGAAGAAACTTTTTCTGATTTAGCTTCTTCATTAAAGAAACTCGATGTTAAAGTAAATTATGAAAACTCAATATTTCGTCATGATTTATATAGTCGTGGTCATCAATTATCTGAATTAATTAGTAATGAAGACTACCGCGAACTCATGAATGAAGCTAAAAGAAACGGTGACAACGAGCTGGCAAGAGAATATGCCGCCAAATTTATTAGACAGAAAAAAATAAATGCATTAACAGAATGTTACAGCAAAATATTTACTAATATCATGGACGGAAGGCTATGACTGAATACCAAAAATCAGATGTATCTGTAATGCTATCAGATATCTATTTAGTCGTTAATTCTTTACAAGAAGAAACTTCTAAATTATCGCAAAATATAAACTCATTAACGCTTGATATTGATACGATGATCAGATCAATGGAAACATTCAACAGACAACTTGCAGAGCAAAAGCAAGCTATTTTGTCAGATGTCGCAAAGACTAGTGCAGAGATTGTAGCCGTACATCTGGAAGAATTAAGGAAAAATGCAGCTAAAGATGAAAGCAAAAAACGGTGGTTTATATTCAAATAGCTAATTGACATACTCCCACCACCAAACCTAGCGGTTATGGTGGGGGAATCTTTGCGACCCATAGCAACCTAAGTTACTACCTTTTGCCATGCCACTATCGCTGAATAGTATCGGCATGGGGGAACTCTTTACACAGTAGCAAGCCCTGCTACATCAGCTAACGCCTGTTGACGTATATTGCTTGCAGCATTGGTATCACGGTCATGGTGTGTTTGACAGCTAGGACACGTCCAATTTCTCACAGATAATGGCAAATTATCTAGCTTGTAATGACAATGCGAACAAATTTTACTACTGGCAAAGAACCGATTTACTTTTAGAATGTTTTTACCATACCAAGTTGCTTTGTAAGTAAGTAAGGTAACAAATTGCCCCCAACCTACATCATTAATTGCTTTGGCAAGTTTTCGATTTTTTACCATGTTTTTCACCGCTAAATCTTCAAGTGCATAGCTTGTCGCTTGGTTTTCACAGATAAGGTTATGCGTGATTTTGTGGTGTAAGTCTAGGCGTTGCTGTCGTACTTTTTCGTGAATACGAGCAACGGCTAATTTTTGTTTTTGATAGTTTTTACTTTGTTTTTGTTTGCGAGCAAAGATTTTTTGCTGTACCGCCAGTCGTTTACTGGCGTTGGCTAAATACTTTGGATTATCAAACTTGCTACCGTCTGATAGATTGAGTAAGTGATTGATACCTAAATCAATACCCACAGTCAAATTTGGCTCAACGGTGGTTGGTGTTGGCAATATATCGGAGTTTTCAATCAATACGCTTGCATAGTATTTGCCTGTAGCGGTTTTGCTAATCGTAACCGTTTTGATATTGCCAACAAATTCACGGCTAAATACGGTTTTAATGCTTTTGATTTTGGGTAGATTGATAATGCCTTGTTCAAAGTTTACAGTACAATGTTGGGGGCATTGGTAACTACGCCCTAGGATTTTTTTAGATTTGAACCGTGGAAACTTGGCACGACCTTTGAAGAAATTGGTAAAGGCGGTATAGACATTTAGCAAGGCATTAAGTAACGATTGGCTATTGACTTCGTTTAGCCATGCAAACTTGCCTGTTTTCTTTTTCTTAACTAACTGACTTTGGATTTGGGCACGAGATAGCGACTTGCCAAACATGGCATAGTAGCGTTTTTGCAATGCCAACGCCCAGTTGAACACAAACCGACTACAGCCAAAATGCTTTTCAATTAGCAAGGCTTGTTCGCTGTTTGGGTAAATTCTGTATTTGTAGGCTTTGAGCATGGCTTGTTAAGTGTTAGTCACAAAATACCGCAGAAAATGCTTTACCTCAATTATGCTCGATAGGCTAAAAGAAATCGTAACCGACCTTTGCCAAAAATGGGAAGTTGAGCTGTTAGAGTTCAACGGATAAGGCGACCATGTGCATTTACTGCTTGATATGTACCCTAATATTATGCCAAGTAAATTTATCAATAATCTAAAAACGGTGACTAGCCGTTTGATGAGAAAAGAGTTTGCAAAGCATTTGGCAGAGTTTTACTGGAAGCCTGTACTTTGGACTAGGGCGTATTGTTTGCTAACGACAGGGGGTGCTACGATTGATACCATCAGACAATATATCGAAAAACAAGAACGCCCTGATTAGGGCGAAAGTCGCTTACATCTCCACCTAAATCAGAGATTATAGGTGGAGAATTACGCACGATAAGTTAAAAACCACGAAATCTAATTTCTTTATTTTGAACTATTGCCTGCCGCCTCTAAAAGAACATATGTATCCAACAAGAATTTCATTCTGAACCTAAAAATAAGTTACTGATTTCATCTGTAAATATCTCATCAAAATTATCAGGCACATGAATATGTGGCATGAAACCAATCCGCTGTATTTGTTTCACTTCATAAGGAATTACTTGAACTAATGGCTTACCTGCTTTAGCAATAATAAATGCGTCTCCTCGAGCAGCTGCTTCGATTAAGCGAAAAAGATGAATTTTCGCCTCATGAATATTAATAATCCGCATTCTACTTACCTTTTGATTCAATTTATTAAATTTGAAAGGAGTTGAATTAATACATGAAAAACCATTTTTTACGAATTCACCGCCACACGAGTAGCTTGACGACAAACAAGACTAGATAATGTCATCGACATCAACGCATAAAACATCAGCGATGCGTTTGATAACAGCGACAGAACCATTTTTTTTACCATTCTCGATATCGGAAAGATAAGCAGAAGATATACCCACTGCTTCAGCCAATTTTCGCCCAGTAAAACCACGATATTCACGCCATACGCGCAGAGGCGGTTCATTATCTAAATACAGACGATTAATCACCGAGGCGGGAATACGTTCTTCATCATTCAAACGTTCTGTTAAACCGCGTGCTAATGCAGTGTCTGTGTGCCCCTCTACAATATCAATCATTGCACGATAATCTTCTTCTTCCACTAAAACATATTTTTTATCATTAAAAATGAGTGTATTCATTCTTCCTCCTAATAAGAAGATCCATTTTCTTGACTTTTGTTTTGCTTTGAGTGTCAGCAAATCTGGATTTTTAAAATCGAATACCTCTACCTAACACAATCTGACTAACCTTTTCTACTTCAAATTTAAACGCCTATTTTGAATTCACAGAGTTTTTACCTAACGTCAAAAAAAGTCAAAAAGAAATCTACAAAGCGCCAAATTCGAGTCTTAAAAAGACACAACTCTAAATCATCAAAAAAGCAAGTTTGAACACATGAAGATCCTGTTTTTATCTAACTATTTAGGTAATCAACAGTACTTCTATCTATGACTTTATAAAAATATATATGTACTACATAAATAATATTATTACCACATAAAGTACTACTATAATCTAAAGAAATACTTGTTTAAATACAGGTATGTACCACTTATTCAACATGTACTACATAAAAATATTAGCTTTATATGTTTTATTTATTGGGTTATAAAGACTATCCTCATAAGAGTCATAAAAAAGGGAAAAAAAGGGGAAAAAATGAGCGTTTTAAAAATATATCAATATGAAAACAAAAGAAAAAATAAATTATTCATTATTCCTTCCTCGGAACCCGCAATGCGGGCAGATGGGCGAGGCGTCGAGGTTTTGCTCGGTCAGGGCAAAGCAGCTCTTCAGTCCGGCCAGGCGGTTCTGGTAATCGGTGAGCTGCTGCCGGGGCATCAGGTCTATACCAGCCAGCTTGAGCAGGGTTTGCAGGCGTTGATCGTTGAGCAGTCCTGCCTTGCGCTTGTCGTCGTTCACGCCCAGCCGCGCCTTGGTATGCAGGCCGATGTAGGCGACGGTGTAATCCTTCTTCAGCTTTTGCAGCTTGGCCCCGATACTCTGGGACTGGCTGGCCAGCTCGGTCAGGTCGGCCTGCTTGAGGGCATCCAGCACGTCCTGCCGGGTGGTCTTCATGCGATCCACCCAGTCATGCTCGGCGGGCAGCACCGCCTCGGCGGTGGAGAGCCAGGACGCCGTCGGGCTGTGGTCCATGATGAACTCGCGCAGGGCGTCCAGCTCATCCAGGGCCTTCACGGCCTTTTCGTGGGCCAGCACTTCGGGAGCGCTGTAGCGGAAGTTTTTCAGCTTACCCGGCGAGGAATAGGCCTGGAGCGATTCAAAGAAGCCCTTGGCCTCGTCCAGCCCGCTGGCCTGGCTGGCCAGGTCGGTTCCCGCGAGCAGGTCCAGGCCCCAGAAGGAGAGCCCCTCGCGCAGGGTCTGCTGGGTCATGACGATGCGCTTGACGATCTTGCCCACCGCCTGCTGCAGGTTCTGCACCGGCTCGTCCTTGCCCTGGGTGACGAGCTGGGCCATACCCGGTGTCATGCCGAGCAGCTCGAACAGTGCCTTGAGCGCAGGCAGGTTCCATTCCTTGGGCTGCTCCAGGTGCTTGAAGCGGACCAGCTCGTCCATGCCAGTCGCGGCAAGCTGCTGCAGGCCGGTGGCATCGAATTTCTTGCCCGGGATGGCGAGTACAATATCGCCGGAATAGACCAGCGAAGCCAGGATAACCGCAACCCATTCCGGTTCCAGACGTGAACCGCATGGGTTCATGTATTCCAGCCCGTGGTCGTCCTGAATGATCTCGCTGCGGTTGACCACCTGGCCGTGGCCCTTGGCCTTGACGGTATCGAGAATGAACTTGGTGTACTTCGACTTGTAGGGGTCGATCTTCTCGCCGTCGAGCAGCTCCAAGGCGTCCAACACGGCGGTTGCCTGCTTGGTACGGTTCTGCCCGGCGATGGCTCGCAGGGCATCCTGCGCTGCCTGGGCGCGGTTGTTGCTGGTGATCAGGATCGAGAAGAACGGGTAGTCAGGGGCCTGGTTTTCGAAGTTTGGGGCCAGGCAGACACCGGCGATGGTGTTGACCAGATCGCGGAAGTTGATGGTCTCGTGGGGCGAGATGCCCGACAGATCGCGGATGGATTTGCCTTTGGCCCATTCGGTCATGGTCTTCGTTCGGCCCTGATAGGTGACCTCAAAGGCACCGCTCATGTGCTTCTGCAGCCACTGCACCAATTTCTTCAGGAAACCGTTGGCCTTCGATTCATAGGTGGCCTTGGCGTGGCCCGATGAGGTGGCAGCAAGATCCAAGGCGGCCGCGTAGCTCTTCAGCGCGGTCTGGAATTCCTCGTCGGTGCCTTTTAGGCGGAAGAAGACCTCGTCGTTGACCCTGTCGTCCTTGAAGCGTGGTGGGTCGTTGGGCTGGACGAAATACAGGTAGAAGTCCCGCTGCGGCACGGCGGTAGAGCGCTCGTTCGGTGCCCCGAAAAAGAGATAGCCAGTACGGGCTGCTTTATGCTCCTGCCAGACCAGTTCGTGCTGCCAGATTTTGTAGCCGGTCACATAGGTGGCGTCCTGGCACTCCATGACCCGCTTGAGCGCCTCGTAATAGAAGCGGTCGAGCTGAGCCTGACCTAGGCTTTCGGCCCGCTTGTCGATCAAGGCGTCGAAGTCGTCGGTTTTCTTCAGGTCGAGATAGAACTGGCGGTTGTCAGCATTAAAGGAGATGAACTGGCCGCTGACTGTCTTGTGGATCTCGCGCAGGACCGTTTCCACATGGGTCTGGAGATCCTTGTCGGGTTCGTCGCTACCCAGCTCGGCGATCAGCGGATCAAACAGGCAGAGACGGTCGCGCAGTTCCTCGGCGGATGCGCCCATGGGGGCATAGATGTCGCCAGTGGTAAGGCGGTGGACGGACAGAGCATGGATCAGGCGTAGCGCCATCGGCTTGTATTGCTTGCGGGTAATGGCGTTTTCGATCCGGGATTCCAGCACCTGGCTGCAATCGATGACCGCCCGGATTTCGGGAATGGCGCGGAACGAAGCGTTCTGCTTGAGGGTACCCCAATAGCTGTCGAAGGCGATCAGACCGGGTTCGTCCTGCGGCACGTCCTTGCCAAGAATGCTTTTCATGCCCATGGACAGGGTCTTGAGCACCTCGCGCTTTTCCACCACGGTGACCCGCTCGAAGGTGTCGATGTAATCGGGATGCACCGGGAAGAGCCGGACAAACTCGTCCATGCGCTCATTGAGCCCGCCGTAGTATTTGGCAAAAGGCATCAGGTAGTCGTGGATCTTGGCCTGTTGCTCGGTGGTCTTCTTGAGCAGGCGCTCGGCCACGACGAATTTCACGTCGCTGCGGGCGATAAGGATCTGCTCGAAGCGATCCTTCACCCGGCGGATGCTGTCGGCGACAAAAGCGAAGCGCGGGCTGTCGAAAATGGCTTCCTGGACACCGGCCATGAAGCGGAAGCGCAGGTCCTTGCAGACCTCGCCGACCTCGCGGAGGAAGTTGAGGTCGAGGATCAGCTCCTGGTCCTTGCGGGTGCGCAGGTAGTCGAGCAGCTCATCGACCACCAGCAGCAGACCATGCTCGGGGAAGACCTCGCCGAACTTGGCCATCATGTCTTCGAAGGCCCGTTTGTGGCTGGAGATGGTGCCCGCCTCGGGGAAGACATATTCCACGCCGAGTTTTTCGAGATGCTCTTCCAGTTCGGCCACCAGGATGTCGCGCAGGGACATGGTGGTGGCTCCGATCTCGGTACGGATAACCTTGAAACGCCCGGCGATCTGAGAGGCTGCGTCGCGGACACCTTCGCCTTTCAGCCCTTCCAGCAGGGAGGCGTCTGCGGCAAGGCTGGAGACCACCGACATCAAGTGCGACTTACCGGTGCCGTAGTTACCGACGACCAGCAGGCCCTTGTTGTCGACCGGCTGGTCGAACTGCATCTGAGGAATGACAAGCTGGATGAGCCGTTCGGCCATTTCCTCGGAAATGACATAGGTGTTCACGAGGGTGTGTGCGGCGCTCGATTTGTCCGCGTCACGCAACTGAACGACCGACTCAATCGGGTCGAATTGGATAAGGTCTCCGTATTTCATGCTTGTCCTGCCTCTCTATTGTTTTTTGCCGAATCGACAGTGGCCGTGCCATCCATGCCCACAATCAGCGCATCGACCGAGTCATAGCTGCGGTACTCGGGATGGCCGGTTTCGGCGTACAAAAGCCTCCCGGAATTCATGATTCCGTTCCACGAAGCCACCACGGCCCGATTTCTCGAAATGGACTGCAGCAGGCGCAAGGGGTCCTGCTGGAGATCCTTGTCGAAGAGGATCTCGAGATTATCCATCACCACCGGTGCTTGAGCCTGGTCCGCGATCTGATCGAGGATGCCCGGCAACCGAAGCGACCGCTGCTTTGCCGTCAGCTCAAGCAGTTCGCCTGAAAGCGCAAGATTGACGTTGACGACAGATGAGCCGAATTCCTCGGCAATATCCCGAAGAACGCCGGTCTTACCGGAACCGGTCTCACCCACCAGCAACACCAGACGGTGATACAAGCCTTCGGCTGCCTGGAGGGATCGTTTTATCTTGTCGTGAATCGGCTCGGCCATGGTCGCTCCTTATTGCTCGGTGTCCGGCTTATCGGATTTGTCAGCCGCACCGCCGGAGCGGACCCATTCGTCCACTTCGTCTTGTTTGAACATCCAGCGACGGCCGACGCGATGACCGGGCATAGCCCGTTGTTCGATCCACTTGTAGACCGTCTCGTTGCTTACATTCAGGTATTTGCAAATGTCATCGACCGTCAGCCATCTCTCATCCATAGTCTTCGTCCTTCGTCCTTCGTTCATCATGTTTTCGGTAAAAGCCCGAAGGTCTCCGGGAAACCCGAAATTCGGACACAGTACCGCAAATTAACCTTTATAAATTACATTGATGGATTGCCAAAATCAAGCGTTTTGTGCCGAATAGAGACGACTTTTCCAAAAAACGGCCTGATTGTCGTTGGTGATACGTTCGCCGTTCTGAGGCGCATACATGGTGTAAGTCCATACAGCACAGGAGATTGAGCCCCTGGCTGCAGGCACCATCACCCGCTGGTACATGCTGTGCCCCCCGGGCCGAAATCCTTCCAGCCGGTCGATAGGCGGCAGGTCGCGTTGCGGGTCGGTGAAGGTCACCAGTTCCCCATGGATCAGATCCCAGTCTCCGGTCGGGCGACCGAAGCGCGATGTGCCGATCTCCTGCTGCCTGCGGGCGTCGGCCAGTGGATCGGCGGTGCCCCGGGACAGGATCAGACCCTCCGGCACCTCGAGGGCCGGGAACCCGGCGTGGAGATGGTAGAGCCTGCCCCAGACCATGGCCGGTTCGATGCTGCGGGCCTGGGCGCAGAAGCGTTGATGGTTCCAGTAGCCCCGTTTCAGGGTGCCGTAGACGAAGAGCCGGAGGATGGTCTCGGGACTGTTTTCCGGGTTTGTGTTCAGCTTCGAGGGTTCTTCAATGTTCATGCATTCACTCCTTCTGGAATTGTCCCTTTGCGCTCCTGGGGGATGAAGCGAAATTCGCTGTTCTCGATGGCCCGCACATCCTCGTGGCGGATAGTGAGCATGGTCATGGGCGGCACTTCCAGCTCGCGCCAGCCACTCTCGCTGTCCACGGCAAAATCGATGAAGGCGGCCTCCGAGGCGTAGAGCACCACCCGGTGCTGGCGGTGGATACACAGGCAGAGCGGCTTGTTGCCCTTGAGCACGGTGATGGTGCCGGGGTCGAGCCGTGAGGCCAGCACGGCGCTCATCTGGCCGCGACAGAGGGCGAGCGCCTTCTTGAGGTCCTCCTGGTCGATGGGGCCTTCGGGCGCGAAGCGGTCGGCCAGGCGGAAGATCAGCTCGCTTTCCACCTCGGCGTAGCGCGGCAGCCCCAGACGGCGGAACAGATAATCGGCGTTGTAGATGGTGCCGTTGTGGGTGCCGATGACGATCCCGGCCCGGATGGGATGGTTGTTGCGGTTGTTGAACTCGTTGCCCCGGGTGCGCCAGCGGGTATGCCCCATGAGAACGGTGGTCTCGTTGTCGACCTGCCCGAGCAGCTCCTGGAACGGTTTTTCGTACACCAGCTCGTGCGCCCGCATCGGCCGCTTGAAAATCCGGTGACTGCCGTCGGTCTTGAGCCAGGCGAGACCGGAGGCGTGCGGGCCGCGCTCCTCGCTGTGCAGCAGCATGCGGATGAAGAGCTCGCACAGGTAATCCCGCTCGTCGGGCCTCCTGCGCTTGCGGCCGAAGATGATGCCTACTTGTCCGCACATGGAGCCGGGTCCTCCTTGCCGCCGAAGTTTTTGCCGAGCGGTCTCGTCCCTTCGAGGACGAAGGCCGCGTATTCGCGCCGGTGGTCCGCCAGCCACTCGGCCACCTCCGGGTAGCCCATCTCGGCTATCAGCCGGGTCACCTCCGGGTGATCGAGCATGTTGGTGCGCCCGGAGAGCCGCACCGTCTCCAGGGCTTCGAGGAAGCGTTCCGGCCAGGGATCGCTGGCCTTGTCGTCAGGCAGGAACTCGATCAGGCCGTGCCGCGCCAGACGGGTCAGAAACTCGGCGGCCGCAGCGGCGGCATCCTCCGGCAATGGCTGGGTCGGCCCGCCTTCGATGCCTGAGAGCACCTCGGTCATGTAGTCCCGGGGTGCTCGGCTGGCGGTAAATGGCGTCTGGCCGCGCATCAGCTCGACAACTTTGAGGCAGTCGTCGGCTTGCAGGGTTTCCCCGCTGCCTGGGATTGGTTCGCCGTCCAGCGTGATGGAGCGGATCAGAATCTTCATGGGGCACCTCCTTAAACAGTGAGGCCGGGAACTTGCCCGGCCTCGTTGGTGAGAGTGGTTGTTTCGTCCGGAAGGACGTCCTGCGGTTTGGGGCGTCCGTTCTTGAAGGCTGCGTCGCCGGGCATGTTGGCCATCAGATGCTTGCGGGCGGTCTTGAACTCGTTGCCGATCAGGCCGAGGTGGAGCAGGAAGACCCGGAAGTCGTACTTGGCGCATTGGGGATCGAAATCCCGCTTGCGGCTGGAGGCTGCCCGACCGTTGAGCGCCTTGGCGGCGACGGCGAGGCAGAATTGCAGGTAGGCCTTGATCCGTCCCGCATGGAGGGTCGCCTCGAACCAGCGGAACTCCACCGTGCCCCGGTACCAGACGTTGTGCAGGTTGACCCCGTGATAGCGGCTGTTGTCGTAGTGCTGGGGCTGGCGGTTGTGGTAGCCGTACCAGATTCGGTTGAGCTGGTCCTTGGTGCGCGGGCGATGCTGTTCGATACGCTGGATCAGTTCATCGCTGACCGGACGGGTGTAGCGATTGAGCCGGTCGCGGCTGATGTCGAGGGCGTGGAGGATTAGCGGCTCCTGCTTGTAGATGATCTTGGCCAGGTTACCCAGGTGTCTGCCGTCGAAGGGCGCGGCGTCGATATGGATGTGAATGCCGCACTGGCTGTTGATCTTGCCTCCGGCGCGGCGGATGGCCCGGACCGCCTCCTGCAGTTGCGGGATGTCGTCGTAGCCGAGCACCGGGCTGACCACCTCGGCCCGCAGATGGGCCGGGACGCTGGTCAGGGAGGCGTCACCCACCACCTTCCAGACGCAGCCGCGCAGGTCCTCGACCTCCCAGGAGTCATAGCTGTTGGGGATGCCGACATGGCGGACCGTGCCGCCCACCACCGAGTGGATGGCCCAGGCGATCTGCTCCCGGGTGCGTTTTACGGTCTCGATCTCGATCCCGTAGTGGATCTCTTTCAGGTTCATGCATGCCTCCGTCGTTCATGGCGCTTCTAACTCGTTGTCTGGAAAGGCTTTTTAGCCTCCGCTTACACCATGAATGCTTCTTTCCGGACACAAATCAAGTAGAAGAACAGCCGAAGCCGACATTTAACACGTTTATTTTCAATGACTTACAAGTTGCGCCGGTTTGGGCTGTGCACAGATGGCAGAAACCCCTGACAGGACTGGCCGTATCCGGGGTTTCTGGGTTGGCGTTGGCAATGAGCAGGATCAGCCGGAGGCGGTTTCTCCGGTAATAAGGCTGGTGTGCAATTCCAGATTGCGCGACTCATCGGCCCGCATCCGCGTCAGCAGCGCCACGAAGGCCTTCGCTTCGTCGGGTGGCAGACCCGAAGCCCGCTCCAACCGCGCCAGGCGCTGGTGCAGATTCTCCAGCAGGCCCAGGGCGTGGTCGCGGATCAGCCCGTCGCGTTTCTCCTGCGGCGAGGGAATGAACTCGGTCAGGCCGCCTGTGCGTCGAACGATCATGGCCGTGCCTCCTTAGCTCAGGGTCGCGCCCAGCGAATGGATGCGCGGGTAGATCAGCGGCGTGCCGGTCATCTCGGCCTTGTAGCGGACCTTGTTGCCGGTGTTGTCGGTGAAGGTGCGCACCAAGGTGTACTCGGTCCAGTTCTCGTCGATGGGCCGGGTCTCCTGGATGGTCATCGCCTCCCAGGTCAGGCCGCCGTCGTTGCTGGCGAACCATTGCAGGGTGGTGCCGCTGGGGATTTGCATCTGCACATAGGCCTTGGTCGATTCCACCCCCTGGGTCAGCTTATTCTCGCGGGTCAGGTAGGCCCCGGTGGTCTTGTTGAGGTAGCCCACCAGGTTGACGTCGCGGAAGTTGATGGCCGGGGTGTCGTTGGAAAGCGAGCTGCTCAGACGCACGCGGATCTGGACCCGGGTGGCGAGGTTGGGCAGCCGTTCCTCCTCGGCGGGAACCATGGCGTCCCAGGTCACGCCGCCGTCGGTGGAGTATTCCCAGTCGAGGCCGGTGCCCTGGGGGATGGCCGAGTATTCGTCGAGGTTGATGTCGGAGAACTGTACGCCGGTGATCGGCTGGAAGCGAATCATCCCCTCGGACTGGAAGTTGTAGCCGTAGATCTTCATCGCCAGGTCGGAGCCGTTGAGCGGCGTCCAGGTTTCGGCGTTGGAGCTCTCCAGCAGCACGCCTTCCATGTAGGTCTGGCGGGTGATGATGCCCCAGCGGCCCATCTTGCCGAGGGTGGCGGTGCGCACCTTGTAATTGGTGCTGTTGGTCAGCAGCACCACGGAATAGCTGGTGTTGGCCTCTGCGTAGAACGGGTCGTCGAAGCGAATACGGGTCTCGCCGCTCAGACTGATCTCGTTCGGGGCCAGCACTTTCTCGGCGAACACCACACCGTTGGGCAGACCGGTGGTGACGCCGCGAATCTGCACCGTGACCGGGATGCTCGGGTCCCTGGCGGTGAACTGCAGTCCGATGCTGGAGATCACCTGATTTTGGGTGAAACTGAAGGTCTGGGCCAGGGGATCGCGGGGTACGAAGATGGTCTGGGTGCGCCAGACCACCTGCACCACGGGCACGCGGATGATGCGGTTCTCGATGATGCGCTCGATACGGGTGATGACCAGCGGATCGTTGATCTGCAAGCTGGCGCGTGCCGAGTAGACGCCGTCGGCCATCTCCACGATCCGGTTGCCGTTGCGGGCGTTGGTCGGAATGGTGAAGGAGGCGCTGACCCGACCGGCCTCGTCGCTGATCAGGTTGCTGACCATCACTTGGCCGTCGCAGCGCAGCACGATGCCGGACTTGCTCGGGGTGAAGTTGATGCCGGTGACGGCGATGCCGGTCTGGCCGCGCCGCCCGAGGTTGGGCGTGATCTGCAGCATGGCCGGGGGCTTGTCGAACACCGCGTAGGGGTTGATGTTGCGTTCCTCGGACCAGTCGTTCTGCTCCACCAGCACGGTCTCGTTGCCCGGCAGCAGCACCAGGCTGCCGAAGAAGTTGGCGTTGCTGCCCGCCTGATCGACCGAGAGCACGGTGGAGTGCGGAATGCGGTCCGGCGCGACGAAGCGGGCGATCTCGTTCACCCGGGCGTCCCATTCGGCGTGGTAGATGTCCGACTGGGCGGTGTTCGAGAAGTCGTCCGAGTAGATGCCTTTCTTGGTCTGGGCGTCCCGGTTCTGCAGCTCGTTGTTCATCTGGTACTGGGCATCGTTGTACTTCAGATCCTCGACGTCCTGAATGATATCGTGGATCTGGTCCATGGTGATGCGGGTCAGGCCGAAGTTGCGGATCTCCATGTCGGTGGAGTTGGGCGGGCAGTCGATACTGCCCAGCCCCAGGGCGTTTTCCGGCACGATGGGCAGCTTCGGGAAATCGGCCGGAGCCCCTTCCAGCCGCTTGATCTCGGTGGTTGTGGCGTAAACGATGTCGCGGCGGCCGAGGTAATAGTCGTAGTCCAGGCTGCAGTTGGAACCGTTCACCGGCTGGTCGCCGAGGCTGCCGCGCCCGAAGTTGATCACATTGAGATTGCCCAGCTCGAGCTGCACCGGTGACATGTTGAGTCCGGCGGTGTTGGTGGCCGGAGGCGAAGCGGTGCCGATCTCCTCGACGCCGTCGTCGACGTAGGAAAGCGCCTCGCTGCCCAGCTCCATCAGGCGCTTGTAGTCGGTGCGTGCGCCGTTGGTGGCGGCCCGGTAGACGCGATAGCCGGTCGCGCCGCTGACCGGCAGCCAGGAAAGCTTGTTCATCTCACCGGCGGCGGTGGCCCGGGCAATGACCGCAGCGGCGTTGAAGGCCGTCTCGCCGGTGGCGTTGTAGGCGGTCACCAGATAGAAGTAGTTTCCGGCCGCCGGATGGTTGGCCTGTCCGAACCAGCCGCTGTCCACATAGTCGGTGCCCTTGACCATCTGCTTGGTGTAGGTCCAGCGCACCGTGTAGGTGGTGCCGATGGCCGGTTCGTTGCCGGAGCCGAGCCAGTCGACATGGTTGCCCGACTGCTGCCAGTCCACTCCCTCCTGGAAGATGGTCGCCCCCTGGCTGACCTCGAGGATGTCCACTACGGGATTGGGATCGAGCAGGTCTTCACCGCCGCCCACCGAGCCGCGAGTGACGTTGCGGGTGATCTCGACGATGGCTTCCACCTGGGTCGTCTCCTTGAGCGGCGTGGAGTTGACCGGATAGCGGCGCTTGTTGATGTCGAAGGTCTTCTACTCGCCGCGCACCGACTTGGTGGCGATGGATTTGGGCACCAGGGTCGAGGTAGGCAGATCCCGCTGATGCCGGAAGCCCTGGATGTAGGCGCGTCCGGCGTTGGTGATCGCCTCCACGCTGTCGTCGTCGACGCCGCCGATAAAGGTGTCGAAGCCACGCACCAGGTAGCTTCCTGCCTGGTCGAAGGTGCGCTCGGCGAGATTCTGAATCAGGGATTTGAGCCCCTCTGCGGCAGCGAAGGAGAGCTGATCCTCGGTGATCGAGGAGACGGTGATCCGGCTGCCCGGCAGCGTGCCCAGCAGATCCCGCAGGTAGAGGTTGGATTTCTCCTGTACCGTGGGCGTGACGTCGCCGCTCTCGCGGTCGAACTTGTAGATCGGGATCACCCGGCGCTCGGCCACGTTGTTGGGCAGCATCTGGCTGCTGGTGTCCGTCGCCTTGAGGGATAGAACCCATTTTTCCCGTTCGGCGGTTGGCTCACCGGTGGCCGGGTTGATCAGGGACGGGTCCTGGGTGTATAGCCGTAGTTGTACTTCAGCAGCTCCACATAGACGTAATCGGCCCCGCTGGTGGTGGCCGGGTCGTAGGTCAGGGTCGCGCCGCTCACCTGTTCCAAATGGCCGTCGATGTAGACCACACCCGGGGCCAGGGTCAGGACGTTGGCGGCCGCGCTGACCTCGAGGCCCATGATGATGGAGCCTTCCTTGAACAGGATGTCGGCGATCTTGCGCCGCTCCAGGTTGATGATGTCCTGCTGCTCATTGAGTTCGGAATCCAGCAGGTCGCGATCCTGATGGTAGCGGATGCGCTTGTAGTTCTTGGTCGGGTCGAATGTCTCGCGTGAGATGCTCATGTTTGAATCCTCCAGTTAGATCTTGATGATCCCGACCAGCTCCACGCGGGTGTCGGAAATCTTGTTGAAGTCGGGAATGTTCTTCACCTCGTACAGGTAGCCCGGGTGCAGCACCTCGCCGGTCGGGTTGGTGTCCTGATGGAACACGCCGCCCATGGCGAGATCCCCGGTGACGCTTTCCACGTACTGCACATCACCGCCGAAGAAGCCGTATTCGCGGATGGTGATGCCGTTGGCCTCGGCCTCGTCGAAGCGAAAGAAGATGCCGATGGTGTTGGTCTCGGCGCAGGAGCCGGTACAGTCCGCCGTCCTCCAGGCTCTGGCAAGGGCCTTTTCCTGGGCCGACATCCTCGAATCCGGCCAGATCAAGTCCATTAGCGAGCTTGCCCGTACCCTCGACGTCGATGGCTCGTATGTGGCCCGCATCCTCAAGCTGACGACCCTGGCCCCCGACATCGTCGAAGCCCTGATCAACGGCGAGGAACCCAACGGGCTCTCGCTGGCCAAGCTGACCCAGATCTTCCCCGAGGACTGGGCCGAGCAGCGCCGCCAGTTCGGCTTCGCCACCGACTGACGACCGGACTGGAGACCACCCCAGAGAGCCGACCATCAGCGTCGGCTTTTCTTCTTCGGGGGCAGGAAACCGGAGTTGACCACGCTTCTTTTCATGGCCGAGGCGGGTGATTTCGAAAAAAACGTCCGGTTGCGGCATCGAGCGATGATCTAAGACAACCGCCCAAAACGGCAACCAGCCGCAAACCCATATCAATCAAGGATGTAGCTTTCCGGACGAGCTTCGGACTTGGTCCGGAGAAAACAGAGAATCAGGGGCCAAACAGAGAAAAAAAGGCGGGAGAATGGGGAGAATCGATGGTGCGAAGAGGTGCTTTGGAAAGATGTGAAACGGGCGCAACCCCTTTATAAACAAAGAGAAAAAGAAAACCCGTCACCCCGGAGAATGACCCCAGAGAGACGGGTTTGTCTTTTTTAAATGGTGGAGGCGGGGGGATTCGATAAAACTTATAAAGTACTAATAAAACAACGTACTAAAATATTACTATCTAAATTGCACTACAAATAGAACTACATTAAACAAAGTTAAAAAAACACGATTCGACGCATTTAACTAAAAATTTATTGGATGCTATCGGGGAAAGTGCAATAAATGCAATGTTTAATAAAAAAATTTTTTATTGTTTTTAAAATCATATAGATAAAAGATAAAAGAAAGTGCAATAAAAACGAAATAAAAGTGCAATCTTGTTGCATTATTTGTGCAATATTAGATGTAAAACACAAAAATATTATTAGTTGCTGCTTTGCTGTTTTTGCTTATTGCACAAACTTTCGCACGGAATACCATCGTTATCACGATCTAAGCGGCTAAGACCACATTGATTTAGGTAATACATCGCTTCATGACAAGATGACATTTGTTTACAGAACCGTTTTGAGCCACAATTTGTACTCTGTGCTTTGCTTTGCTGATATTTTTTTTCAGCAATTTGAGCTTGTACTTCTCTTTGCCCATGCCGCCAATCAGATGGTTTAATGATTTCTGCTTCTGGCAAACCCCACAATCCGATTTTTTTTGTTTGTGCTTGTATTTGTAAATCAGGTAAATCAGAACGCTTATTGTATTGTGTGTATACCCACGCACTACCTGACATCACTAAATCAGCATTTACATCAATACCACTGGCATTATAGACAGTGCAAACATTACGTTTGTATCTGTCTTTCTCTCGGCAAATTGCGGTTATATTTTGATGAGAAACTAATTTTTGTAACCGTTGCTTAGCTCTGTTACCAAATGGCTGCCCGCTTTCTGGTGCATCAATATCAGCCAATCTAATTTTATACTGTATATTATTGCTATCTAATATTTTGATCGTGTCGCCATCATAAATACCGATAACCAATCCTTTTATTTCATAATTCGCTGACACTGCTAAAGTTGTAAGCATGTAACTAACTAATACCATTATACGTTTAATCATCTTTACTCCCTTGATGTATGCCACCATTAATGACTGATCCCGTAATATTCCCAATATGGTTAGCAACAGCCCGTGACTGTCCGGTTGCCAATACATTCAGTGCTGCATGACGCACTAGCAACGGTGCTGCGTGCCATAGTGTTAATAATTCGCTATCTTCTTTGCTTAAAGTATCTATTCGATGTTTCCCAGTCAGCAAATAATTCACGTCAAAACCGGCAGCGGCTATTCTCTGTAGGTATTCCGCATTTGGAAAAACATTTCCTTTTTCATATTGCTGTTGAGAACGAATACTTACCCCACCAAGAGTAGCCATTTGTTGCTGATTTAATTTAGCCTTCTCTCTTATTTCTCTTATTCTTTCATTCACTTATTAATAATCCTGCATATTTATGTTGATATATGCAAAATACTGCGTTAAAGTTACCCCAACGCTTAACGTTAAGCGTTAAAAAAGCGGTGCAGCTATCGTCGCCATACTGTCAGCTGCACCTTTTCTCATAACCCCTTAGGAGGACTTATGAAATTTTTTCACGCGTCTAATGCATGCATGAGTTGTTTGCAGAATAAGCGCTTAGCGCAAAGACTTAATGCCAATAAAACACGCGCTTTTTCTGTTAAACAGAATCACATTCTAGCGCTTAACGTTAAACGTTAACAGGTTGAAATATGCGATTAGATTTACACCCTATATCAAACGGTTCTCGAATGTATTCGCACGTTTTGATCAGGCTTTCAGAAGTTGATAGAAAAAATTTAGAAAAACTTGCTAAAAAATCTAAATATCCTATATCAACTATTGCTTACTGCGCTCTTCGTGCCGTTCTTGATGCTGAGTTTAATCATAGGAGCGATCAATGAGTAACAATACTTCTTGTTCTATTGCGCAAATTTTGCAACAACATTTGTTTTCTCTTGCACCACAAGAGATTGTAGATGCCTTAAGTATTGATGCTTCGGCAGTCTCTCGCATTAAAAGTGGTGAACGAGGATTAAAATTTGATGAGATTGCGGTTTTACTCTCATTGAGAAGCAATGCATTCCATGACGGTCTCGATGTCATCGCGAAAGATGGTGGTATGTACGTATCAAAAGACGAATTGATTGCTTTACGTTCTCTTGCTTTGAAATACCTCACCGCGGATGTGTCACATGAGTAATATTTATCGAAAATTGCTTTGCCCTATTTGCGGTGCAAGAACAAAAATTCATGCGAGTCATTGTGATCATCAACTATTAAGAAGATCTTACGCTCAATGTACTAATCCACTTTGTGGCGCAACGTATCGTGTTATTACAGAGATTATGGCGCTTCATTCACCGTCATGTGGATTATTCAAAAAAATTCCAAAAATTAAAGGAGATACCATGGATTTAGATGATCAAGCACATGATTTAGCTTATTTTTTTGTTAAAGGAAGTAATCCACGATGGAGTAAAGATGAAACTTTTGTTCAAACAACATCGTATTTAACCAATCATCTTGAAAATCTATCTGAAGACGATGCACAACATGTTGCTGCACGCGCAATCGCAGAATTTGAAAGTAGAGAGTATTCCCCAATTTGGAGAATTGATATTGATACTTCATCAAGTTATGCAATTTTTATCAACAGGTATGTTGAAGACAAAGGTATACAAAAGCACATTATTAGTTTAGCTGAACTCGTTGAATTTATAGAAAATAGAATTAAAAAAGAATGTTGACGGTAACTAATTATGAATGACAATCAAAAAGTGCACATTCTGTCGCGTCTAACTAATGATTACTCGTTTAAAAAATCAGAAGATGGTAGGTGGCTGAACCAAGGTAGCTGCCCAAAATGTCGTAAAAAATCATTATTTATAGCCACTGATAATCCATATGTGATGAGATGCGGTCGTGAAAATAAATGCGGCGCAACGTGGCTAATTAAAGATTTATACCCAGAAGAATTCTGCAAATTTAATGAACGCTATCCAGCTAACGTTACTAATCCAAATGAAACTGCTGATGCGTATATGCGCGAAGCCCGTGGACTCAATGTATTAATGATGAAAGATTATTACGTACAAGGTCTATGGGAAAATCGCTATAACAAAAAAGAAACAGCGACAGTGCGTTTTGAAATTCCACTTACAAACGGCGCATTTATGGAACGGTTTGTTGAAGAAATGGAAATTGAAGACGAAGATGGTAGCGTTGATGTACGTAAATGCCATTTTAATGGTGCACACGCAGGCTGCTGGTGGTTACCGCCAGATATGGAAATTCAATCTGGTGACGAAGTTTGGATAACCGAAGGTATCATAGATGCTATCAGCTTGTGGCAGCATAAAATCAAAGCTGTTGCAATACTATCATGCAGCAATTACCCAGAAAAATCATTAAATAATTTGAAAATTGCCCATACAGTGAATTGGGTTTGGGCTTTAGATAATGATAAAGCCGGTAAAAGTGCAATTATAAAGTTTGTAAAGAAAATGCGTGATCATGGCATGAAATGCGATGCTGCCATTTCTTCAGTGTCAGAAAAAAATGATTGGAACGATCTTCATTTAAAAGGCAGATTAGAAGAGAAAGACATTGAAAATTACAGATATAGCGGAGGCTTATTAATTGCTGAATCAGCGGTTAATAAAGCAGCATTAATATTTGCTCATTCGCAATCACAAAGATTTATTCTTGATTTTAATAATCAGTTGTATTGGTTTTCAATTGACGCGAAAGATTTTGTGGCTGGGAAAGAAGAGGCTAACGCATCACTGACAGAAAAAGAACAATTGATGGCAATTGCTAAGAAATATGGGTTACTTTATATGGTCGCAAATGTTCGACCAGAGTTTTTATATTTTCAACGTAATGAAGTTACAGACGAAAGTTGGTATTACTGTCGCGTTCATTTCCCTGATGGTCGTCAATCAATTAATTTAACATTTACGCCAAGTCAAATAACAACTAGCTCTGAATTTAAAAAACGCTTAGCGCACGCGCCCGGCGCTTGGTGGTCAGGCGATGCAAAGCATCTTGATTATATCGGCAGTCGAGATTTACAAAAAATAAAAATTGTTGAAACAATTGATTATCTTGGTTACTCGTCAGAACATAATGTGTATATTTTCCCGAAACATGCTGTTTTTAAAGGTAAAATATATACTATCAATGAAGAAGATTTCTTTGATTTACCGAATAACAAATCAGTCAAGTCTCTGATCAAAGACAAAAACATAAAATTAGCAGCAACACCAAAAAATTATGAAAAAAATTGGGCACAATTAGTCTGGAAAGCGTTCGGTACAAACGGCATTATTGCGTGCGTTTACTGGTTTGGGTCATTATTTGTACAACAAATTAGACAAAACCAATCATCATTTCCTTTTTTAGAAATTATCGGCGAACCTGGATCAGGTAAAACAACATTAATTGAATTTTTATGGAAATTATTCGGTCAAGATCGCGAAGGAATTGATCCTAATAAAGCAACATCTGCTGGATTAGATAGATCATTAACGCAATATGCAAATATGCCAAATGTCTTTATTGAAGCTGATCGTGCTGAGAATTCGCATAGTAAAAAATTCGATTGGGATGAATTAAAACCATTCTATAACGGTCGCGGTATGAAAGTTCGCGGCGTAAAAAATTGTGGTAATGAAACTAGAGAATCTCTGTTTAGAGGATCTTTAGTTATTGCTCAAAATGACCAGATCAGTGCAAGTGATGCTGTATTAGAACGAATTGTTCAACTTAAGTTTATGCGTTGCAATCATAATTCTGAGTCGAGACATGCAGCCGATGTAATGATACATCTTAGCATTGAACAATTGAGCTATTTTGCATTATTAGCAGTACAACAAGCTGATAGTGTAGTCGACTACATCATAAAAAAAATGCCTGAATATCAAGATAATTTATTAAAAGACAATCGTATTAATCATATGCGGCTAGCAAAAAATCATGCGCAATTAATTGCATTAACTGAAAAATTCTCAGAATTAGTTGGATTGACACAGTTTCAAAAAGACACAACTTGTAATGCTTTAAAACAAGCGTGTATCGAACGAGAAAGTGAAATTGCTGCCGATCATCATATTGTTGCTGAATTTTGGGATATGTTTGATTACATTGAACAATCAGCTTTGTCAAATGAACATGATAACTATCAATCTTGCCTTAACCACAGTCGTGATAAAAATATTATTGCTGTTAACTTAAATGAATTCGTTGAACGAGCATCTTGTTTGAGGCAACAAGTACCAGAATTGGCATTATTAAAGAAGCTACTGAAAACAAGCAAAAAGAGAAAATTTATTGAAGCAAGCAGGACTGTAAGCTCTGCAATTGCATTTAATAAAAATAATAGACCAAAAACTCCGCGCTGCTGGATTTTTGAAAAAGAAAAACAGTTTAGAGGTGAATTAAATGAGTGATTTGAAAATGTTGCCAAGAGAAGCTCACGTAACTATTAATGATATTTCTTCTTCAAAAGCAAAAGGACAAGAAAGAAAAGGATTAACTCCACTATCACCACAAACTATAAAAAGATTGGAAAAAAAAGGAGCATTTCCACAATCTCATAGATATAAAAATGTTAAAGGGCGATTTTACATATTAGGTGAAGTGCTTGATTGGTTAGAAAATCAAACCAAAGATGACGCTAATAAAATGAATTCATGACGCAAACAAACGCGACATATTCTGATAATGTCATTCGTTTTACAGTTTGTTTGCATAGCCAAACCGCCGAAGAGTGCTGGCGGATAGTTGAAGGCGAAGGGCGACCGCCGGAAAATCCATTTATCGCTGTTTTAATTATTAATCTTGCTGATTTTGAGCGGTGTATTGCTTGGGGCTTTTATGAATCTAAGCGTCGTTGGGCGATGCAATGAAAACATCAGCAAAGCAATTAGAGCATGCGCGCAATTATATTCGTCGCTGTTGTACGATAAAAGCTGTTAATTTTCATACTCAAAATGATGCCGATTTAATCGAAAAAGTAGAGGCGCTGCCGCGCGGCGCTTTTTCAAAACTAGTACGCGATTTGCTGCGCGAGCATTTTGATGAAACAACGCGTCGGTAATTTTGTTCATTGACTGTGGATAAGTCTGTGGATAACTTTATTTGATTAAAATATATTATAAATCAATGCGTTATTTTAATAATGCGATTACAGACGCTAAAAAATAAAGTTTAACTATTTAGTTAAGGTTGTCTGAAAAAATGCATTAGAACGCGTTCTGTGCAGTCAATTTACAAACAAAATGCTTAAAAATGATTTTATTGATTAACTTTGTAACTCTTCACAATCAACTTGTGTTGTTAAACCCATCTCATTTAGAGTATGTGTAATTTCTTTTGCAAACCAATGTACAGCATCAATTTCGGCTTTAAATCCATGAACAATTATGGGCATTTCAGCTTGTATATCTGGTCTACCGATCGGTAATTGTAAAGTTAGTGTTTTAGCTTGTGTTTTTATGCGTTTAAATTTACCAGCGGCTGCTTCATTAGCTTCTTCCTCGCTGTTGTATGTCTGTTTTAGATGTCTGCAATATCCACTTTTTCCAGAAGTTACTTTTTTTCGCTTGCCTGTTTTCTTATCTTGCCAGTATGCACAGACCCCAGTTACACATTGATCTCTATCTGCGTCGTGGTAGTCGTGCCTATCATTATCATTACGAATAATCGTTGCTGGTGGCAATTGATTACAACTCGCTGTTTTCCCAGTTGCTCTCGTCACGAACAGTAATCTTTCATCTTTTATTGTGCCAATAGCATCATGTTCTTCTGCTAGTCTAGTAATGAGATTTGCATCAGATTCATTTGTTTGATCAAGATGTTCTACAGTGATGCTTCCAAGATCATCTGTTGCTAATTGCAACCTATTTCGTTCTGCAATTGCACCTAAAATCACAGCAATGGTTGTGTTATGGTAGCTTATTTCGCGTTCTTCCAATAACGATTTTCTAAAATCTGATGAGCTTGCAGATATGCTCAACGTATCTGGTGGTCCGCTATGGCGTAATTCATCGACAACAAAAGAACCAATATATAAAGCATGTTCATTAAAACCAAAAGATAATGCAATCAAAGCACCTTTGCGCGGTAATTGAATATGCCCGTCGGTATCATCAACATCGATGGTTAATTGATCAGCTTCCATGCCATTTTTGTCAATTACTTGCATTGAAATCAAACGACCTTGAAAATCAATCGGATTTCCATCAACAGATAATGTATAAAATGGTTTCAAAATAATCTCGTCAATAATGGTAATAATGGAGCAAGTAACCCAAATTGGCTATTGCCGGTGTAACGTTTTAGAATTAGAGAAAAATCAATTTTTTGCGCAGTACCATCTTCTAGAAAATATGTTTGATCTTCGCTCAAACGGTCAATAAAATAATATCCATAAATTTTTCCATTTCCACTCATTAATAAGTATGGTTCACCACGATCAGCCATTTCTCTCAATATATCAATGTTTGTTAACCCGCCAGAAAATTCTGGCATCAGTGTACCGGATAATGAAATCGTCTCTTCACCCTTACCTGTGAATTGGTATGCAATATCATCATTAGTGCGATTATTCCCAACCCAGCGCCACGCACTCTCACGCTGTATTTGGTCAAATGGCGCAGTCTGCACCGAAAAAACAAACAAACCATATGCCATTAACATCATGTTCTCCTAATCTGTTAACCGCCGCAAATTTCGTGACTGTAATTGTCGTTCTCTGGCATCGAGTTCACGGCGCACAACTAAAGCAATGGTTTTTGCATCATCTTTAGTTGCGTTACCATTGATGTTGATAGTGATCATGTAATTTGTTGGTGTTGCTAAAGATGCATTATTGTTTATTGGGGCAGCAACAGTTGGTAAAGCACTTAAAGTTGCTAAACCGCCAACTGTTGCAGCTTTGCTTAAAGAGTAGGCGACATTTTGCATTACAGAAATAGGTTTTTTCCCATCACTTCGAATTCCAGCAGCTAAACCTTGAGGAATAAATCGTCCGAGTTCTATCATAACGCGAGAAGGTGATCTAATTTGTAGTTTTTCTTTGATGCCATTTACTGCATTTGTTGCCATACTTTTTGCTGCGCTGCTAACAGAACTTGCTGCGTTACTGATACCATTTTTTAAACCGGTGGCGATATTGTTACCAATATTTTTTGCCATTTCGACTAATCCGGATAGCAACTGCGATGCAGCATTGATCGCTGAATTAATCACGTCAACCATCGCACTTCTGATATCCCAATTTTTAATTGAATCACAAAGCCTGCTGCCAAGTGATTGTATAAACTCAGTTAATCTAGTCGGCATTTCAACGCCAAAAAATTCAAAAACTTTGGCAAATGCCATGTACACCATCCCGATAGGAGACCAATTAAGTATGGCTTGACCGATATTGAATAAAGCTTGCATTGGGCTCATTTGCAGTAATTGCCATTGCTCATGCCAAAACGATGAAAAATTACTCCAAATTTGCTTGGAAGTAGAAACAACACTATTCCAATTTTTGTAAAGTAAATACGCTCCAGCTATCAGCACAGCAATCACTGACATTATTGGATTAGCCACCGCAGCTCCTAATAAACTGCGCAATAAACCACCGATTTTGCTGAGCAACGGAACACATGAATGTAATAAACCGCGGACTCTACTAATTTTTGGGAGCAAGCTAACAAAAGTTCCTGCTGCCGATGAAAAAACAGTCATTGCGCCAGAAAAAATCAATAAAAATGCGCCAGCAATCACACTTAATCCAGCAAATGCTGCAGTGGTAAGAATGATACCTTTTACTAGTTTCGGGTGACGTTGTATCCAAGGTTGAATTGTTTCTTCAATAAAATGCGAGCCCCAGTTTGCCAAATTGCGCAAATCATCAGAAACTGCGCTACCAATAGTACCTAATAAAAGTTCTGAGGTTCCAGCAAGCTGCTCAAAAGAAGATGATAATGTCGCGGTTTTTGCCGTAATTCTTGTTTGTAGATCAGCTTGTTCTGACATATCAGCGATGGCTTGTTTATAACCATCAAATCCTTGTTGGGCGATGATTTTAGCGACCCGTCCTCCCTCAGTCCCAAACATTTGTTGCATAGCAATGATCGCTTCATCATCACCCAACTTTTGTCTGATAACATCGAATTTTTCTAACTCCTTAACAATGTCTTCTATATCTTTGATTTTTCCATTTCTGAAAAAATCAAATGACACGCCAGCTTTTTCTAATGCATCTTGTGCCGCCGCTTTTAAACCGCTGCTTGCTGCTTTTAATTCTCTGGGACCAGATGCCATCTTATTAAGCATCGTTGAAAAGTTAGTACCAAACATGGAGCCTTCTAATCCTTGCCTAGCAGCCATTCCTTGAATAGCTAATAGTTTTTCAAAATTTGCTCCACCTGTTAAACCTAATCCGTTGACAGTTGGCGCATAGTACTTCATTGACTCAGCCATATCTTCTTGTTTTAAGCCGAATGCATGGTAAGCTTGTTGCAATTTATTTGCCGAATCACCCAATTCATTAGGATTTAATCTGTGAGCTTCGATCATCTTCGCAGTAAAAGTGCCGCCTTCCTCCATTCCCATGTTCATTAATACTGACAATTGCGCTGCGGTTTTTAAACCACCAGAAGTGAGTAATTTATCGCTAATACCTTGCTCTTTTAATGCTCGTGCCAGTGCAATAAAATCTTCTGTAGTACCGGGTAAAACCGCGCCTAATTGTTGCGCTTGCTCGCGTATCGTATCGAATTCTCCGCTTGTACCATCTCGGCGCATCATTGTTACTTTTAAATCTGCTGCCGCTTGTTCTTGACGCTTATAAACATCTATAGGGTGACTAAGCATACTTAACCCTTTTTGCCCGAAACTCACAGCGGCATAACCGGTTATCGCCGTTGATGATGCAATTTGCATGCGTTTTTCTCTTTGCAATTGTCTCGCGTTTATTTTTTCTAATTGTTTGACTTGTTGATTCAAAGTATCATTGACCAAATTCGCTTCTCTACGTAAGCGTTTTTCTTCATCTGCTAACGCATTAATCTTTATTCCAGCTTTATCGAGTCGGCTGATGTTTTCAGTTAATGCTTTTTTATCAGCATACTGTTGTTTGAAAAGAAGACGCATCTGCTCACGCGTTCTGCCATATTCAGCTCGTAACTTCTTTAGTTTAGTTTCAGAAAGAGAATCTGCATTTTTTAATTGCTGCCGTAATGAGACCATCTCGCTGCGCATTTTAGTAATCGCACTTTGAGAACTTTCAATGTGTTTTTTTAGTTTTTCTAACTTGTTGATATCACGGATCTGCTCATTGAGTTTTCCAAGCGCCTTTCTACTGCCGTCAAATTGCTTCATAAGTTTGTTGGCACTATTTCGAATATGCTCAAATTGCTTACTTGCTTTATCAAAAGCCCTAAGCTGGATATTTAGATTTAAATCTGCCATGATAAAACCTCTGCAATGATAAAAACCGAGAGAGCAATGGCAGATGCAATAATGACCGTTTTAGCGTTACTCATCATTTTAATTTTTGGTGGGTTATCGCTGCTGCTTATCCTAAGCATTATGATGCTGTTCATTGCTGGATTATGCCGTGTTTTTGAGAGTATGGCGTTTTGTTTACACGCACTGAGCACAATTCGCAAAAAAAAGTATTAATTTTTCATTAGCGATTTTTGTTGTTCATTGCGTTCATAAGCCACTTGCCACCATCGCATCACCTCATCAAATGACATCTTATCAAGCTCGGATGGTTGCCAACCGCCACCAAAAACTAAGTTGATATCTGCCCACGCATTTTCTACGCTGCTGGGAATTCTTCCTTTTCTGAAAAAAACTCTCCTATCCCTTTTGCAAGTTCAGTAAAATCAACCAAATTCATCGCGCGTAATTCTATTGGTGATAAAGATGGAGTAGTTATCCGTGGTAGTAATTCTACCAATGCGTTAACGTCCATCGCGACCACATCGAGTAGTTTTAAACCGCGTAATTCACCAGCCGAAGGTTCCCTTAATTCAACTCTGGTAATTTCATTTTTATCACCGCGCTTAATTGCTGTTTTTAATTGAATAACAAGCATCATTTCCTCACTTTTTATTACATCTTCAAGTTTTTACGACGTTTTTCAAGCAAATCAATGCCATTGACTACGAAAATATTATTAGCGTGATCAATATCAAACATTGTTTCACCATTAATAGTGTATGTCAGAGTTGCCAGTGCAACGTTGTATTTACTTGATTGCAAGTCACCGGGTTTAAATTGACCAGGGTCAATTTCACGGAAACGTCCAAGCCCAATCACTTCAATTGCATCACTACCACAGCCTGCGCCATCTGATTCTGCTGATGCATTAATTCGAAAACGAATCGCAGTCACAGCGCAGATAGCCCATTTTTTAAGTAAATCAGCTGATTGTTCATCAAGCTCAAATTCCATTTCTAGCTTTTCGCCGCCTAAATCAATTTCGACGGGACCATGCATGCCACCAGCGCGGTATTCTTCCATTTTGCGCGAAAACTTGGGCCACTGAATCGTCTTCACACGTCCTGCATACCCAATCCCATCAACGGATAAAATGGCATCTTTAATAACTTTTGGTAACATTGTTAACTCCGGCTAAATGGTTGCTGCTTCTACACGTCTAGCAAAATCAATCAAATATGTATCTGTAATCTTTTGAATAAATTCAAGTTGTTCTAATGGTGGCACCGGCGTGTAATCATAAGAAATTACCATTTTTCCAGTTCGTAGAGTTTCTTTTGTGTTAATTGATGTATCAAACCACGCACTACCGCCTAATAAATAACCTGCTGCAGTCAATTCTCGTAGTTTTACATTTACTCCAGCAATGATGTCACCAGCTAGCCCCGGTGTTAACGGCTTATCAATTGCCCATTGATGAGCTTCCTCAATTGTATCCGCTAAAATCTGCGCCGTGCGCGTGTAAGACTCAAAAGCAAATGCTACATCATCAGATGTAGTACGATTACCCCAGAAACGATAACCATCGCTGTGTATAAGTGCCGTTACATTTTTGCTATTAAGATAGTTAGCATCATTAGCTGGATCAGACAGATTAAAACTAACGTCAAGTTTCGTTCCTAATACCCCGTTAACCGCCACATTAGATAGTGTTTTATGCCAACCAATATCATTATCGAGTTTTGCGCGTAAGCCAAGCGCCGTTGCAATGCTATCAATATGCGTTGTTTTCTTTGTAATTTCATCAAAACCGATAAAGTCCCCGTATACAAGCATCAGCTCGCGGTCAGCAAAATGTTCCTCATAAAGTACTGCATCTTCTTTTGTATCTCCGTTCGCATGGGCATAAACAAAAGCACGTAATCTTTTAGCAATACTAACCAGCTCAGTAGTTACAGCTTGTGTATCTAAACCCGGTGCCCCAATGATTCGCGGCGTAATACGCAGTCTATTTTGTGCTGTAAGCAACGCTTTTGCACCAGTATAGATACCATTTTCATAAGCACCAATCACATGAGCTTCTTCAACAAGTGGATCTTCATTTTCTTCGACACGTACTACAATCGTCATCGCATTAGCCTGTCGTTGTATAGCATACAAAGCTTTTGCCAATGTGCCGGTTTTTCCAGCTTTACCAATCGCATTAGGTAAATCAGTGAGTAATACAGGTTGGTTAAGTGGGAATAACTCTACATCTGCATCTTTAGCAGTTGCAATAATCCCGATCACCGCCGTTTGTATCGTGCGAATCGGGCGGATACCATCCGTTTTTTCAATAACACGAACACCGTGTAAAAAATCAGGCATGACGCTGCTCCATTAAGTACTCAAAAAGTGTTTTGGGGCTGTATTGATGAGGATTATCAAGCCCTAGTAGGGCTGCACAAAGCTCTGAACAAAACCATTTTTTCGGATTTTGTTGCAAGCTGCGCAAAATAAATCTAAACACACCGCACCAGTCATAGCGACAACCTTGTATCCGCCCAAATCGTGTACGGATTTTTTCTGCACTTTCAGCAACCGGCACTAGATCCCAGCGCGTATTTGAAAGATACATACGTTTACAGCGCACACCTCCATCGCGCATCGATGCTGAATAACAGTAAAAAACGCCCGCAACAGCTTCATCTCCGATTGCGATTTCACAATGTGAATAACAGCTGTGCGTCACTACTCGAATCAAAAAATCAGCAATATGAGCAACACGTGTTTTAAGATCAGCATCCTTTTTGACTTTCCCCTTATAAAATGCAACATAAACATTACTCATGCTTATACCTCACAAGCTAAAATTGCATCAGCACGTCCCGATTCTAAAATATGAATTGCTTCTAAATATTTAATCCCAATAATAATTTCTGGATCGTGTAGATCAACATTGCGTGCCAAATCAAGTAACGTCCACCAATCATTAATTTCTTGGGAATTGCTTCTTTCTGCCGCGATTTTCAAACGCTCTTCAGCGGTAAACCTGCGCACAAATGCGAGTCGTGTTATTTTGCTTGGTGTGATACGGTCAATATCTAATATTTCCAAGCGATAGAGATTAATCTTATCTGCTTCATTTAGCGATAAGACAGCTAATTCTGCACGATTCCCAGCCCGCCGAATCGCTTCTCTTTCGGCATAAACTTCGATAAGTGTTTCACCTCCGACACCGATTACATCACGTTCCCGAGCACGTTCAACACGCCACTCAATTTCTGCGAGCTTAATACGCACCTCGTCTTTAATTTCAGCAATTTTTTGAATTTTCAAAGCCTGTAAATCTAGATTGTTTTCTACATTTGTTGCCTCTTTTGTCGATTCAATGATGCGTTGTCCTGAAGCGGGTATGATTTTTTCGGCAGTCCAACCGATAATTTCACCGCGATCATTCATAATGTGATAAGCCATTTAAAACCTCTTCTTGCACTATTTTGCTGCCCAGAGTTCGCAATAAACATAACCATCCCCTTCTTCCGTAAAAGTCGCACTGTTAAAGCTTACGGCATCAACACTATTCATTTTCTGCGGATTCGATGTTGTTCTATTTACTGCTGCGAGCGAACCATCAAAATGAAGCATTTTTGTTTTGCCATTTGATGAACCGTAATACCCTAGGCATGCGAAAACTAAGCCAAACGGCGCCGCGATCGCCGCATTAGCATTAGCGACACCATCTTGAGCTTGCTTACTTTTTATTACCCAAGATTTTTGCACAGTGTCATAAAGCGTATTGCGTTGTTGTTGAAAAATATCGTTATGAGCAATAATTGATTGCCGAGCAACATCTGAAGCAGCAACCGCTGCCATCGCAACATCTGAAGCAGCAACCGCTGCCATCGCAACATCTGAAGCAGCAACCGCTGCCATCGCAACATCTGAAGCAGCAACCGCTGCCATCGCAACATCTGAAGCAGCAACCGCTGCCATCGCAACCGAACTATCACTTAATCCTTGTCGAACAACATCTTGTGACAACAGCCAAAGCCATAAGCTTTTGTCTTTAATAGCAGCTTCTATCGGTGTTTGCGGCGCCGGTAATTCGCTCGTTGCTAATCTCCAAAAACCCGCTTTTCGCCCCAATTCAACTTGTAAATTCCGAACACGATAAACGCCATCAGCTTGATGATGAATTTCGATCGAGTCAGATGATTTAATATCGGCAGGAAGAAGCCAAGTATGAATAACGCGCATTTGTGCAGGGGTATCAACCATCGCGGGGAGAGTCAATACATAATTTTGAGGCTGTAATGTATTATCAGATAGAGTTAATGGTAGCCTTACAGTAATCGTCCCAGTATTCTGCGGTGCAGCCGTAGCGTATAAATCATAAGATAAAGTTAGATGCATACCGCTGTAATCCTGAATATTAACACCGTTATCCCATAACCATACTGACGTACCATTACCCACTTCGCGGCGGCTTTCCTTAATTAAATTACGGGTAATTAAATCGCCCATCGCTGCCGTTTGTCCAGCCCATAAGTCAACCGCGGCGCGATGCGCAAAAAAAGCATTCCTAATCGCATCGTTTTGATATAAATCTGCAACAAAATCCGCCCGCGTCAATAAATAACGCACCGCTTTATCATGATGAATAAGCACATTGATCGCAGCCGGCGTAGTTAATAATTTCTGGTAGGAAGCACGATGTGATAATAATAACGGTAAATTCCCCTGTTCAATGATTTCTGTCAATAACGTTGTGGATTCCGCTAATACTGACATACCATTATCTTCAGAGGAAAAATATTCCCAACCATTACTTTGATGAAGGACAGATAAAGCATAAGTGTTTTGCAACAAACGGCGACTACCATGCACATTTTTTGCAAACAGTAAGACGCCATTTTGGGTTTTAAGCAAAATTTCTACTGCTTTTGTGTCTGCAAAAAATAAATCAAGCGCATTATCATCATCTAATAATTGAGCAAAAGATGAAGCATAAGTTTCATGCCAAATCGCCATATCAGCGCTATCTTTGATCGTGTTGATGAATCGCGCCATGATGCTAGGTTTATATTTGTAACCGTTAGCAAGATGTTGTAATACTGCGTAGTCTGTTGGATTTTGAAATAAAGTATCGCGATCAAAGCGCCGCGCAAGTTCTTGTTCTAATCGAAGCGGAAATTCTTTATCTGCTTCCGGATTTGCACGATAAAGCAAACATAATTCAATGAGCTCATCATTCGTTAATTTTTCTATTTCAACAGCGAGTAATGCCGCTGTTGCTGCTAGTTGAATGGGGTTAGCCATCACTTCTCCTTATGACTTATAAAGCAGCAAGTGCAAGGATGCGAATTTTTGCCAATTTTTCGGCGAGATTTTTATTGACTTCTTCACTTGATTTTTTTTGTAAGCTAAGTGCTTCGTCAATACGATTGAACGTAGTTTTAATTCTTTTCACATCTTCACTTAATAAATTTTCAGCATCGGGTAATGGAAAATCATAATTCTTTGTTTTCTCATCAATCATCATTGACACCTTTAAGTTGTAATCATGCGCAACTGACGGCAACGAGGACGGGCATTAATGCCGCCAGAAAGCGTAATCTGACAACGCACCGTATCGCCTCCAGTAACACTTTGTTTGTATTCATTGCGCACCCAGCCGTCGCCGATCGGTTCGCCATTTTCGGGGCTGCATATCTGATATTCGCCGTTAATTTCAATCTCAACTTTTACGCTTGAGCCTTGCGGTGTATTGACTTCTAAAGTCACAATCGCTTCACCGCTGCCAGCTGGGATAGCGCGACTGATATAAGTTGCGCTTTTTTGTAGATCTCCAAGTGCAGCAAAATGACCTGGGTAAAGAATGGGAGAGCGCTTACGAGAGCCCGTTAAAACGGCTTTGGTATGGAATTTTCCATCAGTACGCTCATCAAGCTGTACCGATTGATTTTCTTGTACGCGATAGTTATTGTCGCCATCGTCACTGAGCTGGAAAATCACGTCCGTTTCTATGCCGGTTCGCTCAACTTGCGCCATCACATAGATATCAGAAGCATTGTTCGCGGTAACATCAGCAAGCGTGATTTGAGATTCAGTTACGCTAAACTCAGCAGCATAAAGTCGGAATGCTAAATCAGCGTTATTATGCGGTGTCCACGTACTAGCATTACTTGAAGAAAGTAAGACGCCAACAGTATAACCTTGTTCTGTAACGTAACGTTTGGCGCGTGTATCATATTGTCCAACTTCCGCAATCGCTAAACTGTGCACGTTATCATCGGTCAAAATGACAATCGCAAACTCTTGTAACGCTTCGAGGTAAATCGCGATTGGAAATTCAATAATAGTTTCTTCGCCGTTATTTTTTAAAACATCAGCATTGATGCGTGTTTCTGCTAAAACTACCCCCGTAGGCATCCCCGTGCTGGTTTCTCTAATTTGCACAGTAACGGGTTTTGTGCCGATATCCTCAAACCACAAACCAACCGCTGAGATATGTCTGCCCTCGGTGAGTAAGGTAAACGTTTGTGCGAGTGGATCGTAACGCTCGACGACGCGCACACGACGACGCTCTTCAATTGTGATTTCACCTCGCCCTGTAAATTGAGTCACGCCTCGAGTACCACGGTCGCCAATAAACTCAACATATTTGGTGCCAGCTGGAATATTGCTAGGTATGGTAAATTGTCCGCGGACAATGCCGCTATGATCTGCTGATATCATGACTGTTCCTCTACATTGATTTCAATACCATCAAAATTTACATGACGTAATGGTTCATCAGGTCTAAAACCTTCAATACGAAACTTGATCGTTATAGGGCGTAAAAATTCGGCAGCTTTAATACCGGTAGTTCGCCGTTCTTCCTTTTCGCTAACGCGTTCGCGCAGACCGCTGCCAATTTTTTTAGTGATTAAAGCGTGGTTTACGGTTTCGGTTTGTGTCCAAAAATCCACTGGTGGCATGAGTGTAACCGTCGCAGGAATGGGATCGAATGCAGCGTAAGGATTGATTTTCATGATGCCCGTGCGCGCCGTTTGCTCAACGAGCACAACATGGTTATAAGGCAACGTCATTGGCTTATCAGCAGTATCTAACGCTTGTACATCAGCATGGATAGGCAGCATCAGCTCGCCGTCAACGATTGCCGCGGTTTGGCTTTGCCCAAGGTCGCGCATATTGTCATTCTGAAATGGATCAACAAAGACACCGCGTGTAGCCGATGGCGCAGCAGCAATGGCTTCTCCCTTCAGCCGCTCGATTGCTACCAAATCATAAAGGGTGAAAATATCGTGGCGCATATCCTGTAACGTTGCCATGCTTACGGCACTAATTGCGGTATCACGTACTTGCGTCGGGTAATCGTTAAACCAAGTATGATGCAGTTGTGCCAGCTCTAACTGCCCACTTGGTGCCGGTAAAGCGTGCGGATTAAATCGCCGCGGCATCCCTTTGATGCGCGTAATCTTGCCATCACGGTCAATCGAAAGGGTATCGACACGTGGCAGGCGCCATTGATAATCAATCAAAATTAATGAGCCTTCAACCGCTCCTTCAATCGTAAAACCTCTCTCATCTGCCGCTTGTGCTACAACTTGGGTAATGTATTTATAGGTTACTTCATATGAAGAGCCAGGCGATGGCTCATCGCCTGACGGACTCCAGTCGATTAAGCCACCACTAAAAAGGTAGTCGGTCGTTTTTTTGTAAGTGGTTTTTCCTTGTTTGACCTCGACAATCTCAATTACAGCGTTATCTGGTAACGCATCTGAAACGCCCGAATAACTACCGTGCAAAATCGTTTCAGTTTTTTGCTTAGTAATATCTATTTTTCGAATGTCATGAATCGGTGCGCGGTCGACGTTGACGCGCATCTTGCCGTTGCCTTGATCGGTGAATTGATGGGGCTCTGAAAGAATCGTTTGTAAATCAGGGTCAAATGGGAATTTCATTCGCAGCGCCGTTGGCAATTCAATTTCAAAGCCGTAAACGTGCGCTTTACCTTCCAAAATCGAATAAGTTTCATCACGGTCATCATGGGCAACATAAACCACATCTAAACCATGAATTACATAATGCCCTCCGTTGTTATCACGGTCATAACGCGCCAGTGCATTGTTAAACCCAGTCATATCAGGTGGCGCAGACTTGATCTTCAGCACGGCATTTTCAACGTCAAACACGCGATAGAAATTGCCGGTGTGATCATCGTCGCTCGTTCCCCATTCAGCACTAATGCGCAACCTCGCTGCGCCCGGTTCATCATAGTTACGCGTGCCTTCGGCAGGATCTCGTAATCTTGGATCTTGTAATTCTGTAATTACCGCTTCGGTTAACCAAACCCCGATTTGGACTTCGCCGATAACGGGGATAATCAGTTGTTTTTCTGGCACATCACGCACACGCCCGCGCAGATAAATTTCAGAAGTGGCACAGGTGGTTTCTCCGCTGTTTTGATCTATAACCACTGCACCACCGGATAAGATGCTGCCATCGACCATAAATTGATCAGCAATGCGTTTGATTTGTCGCTCGCGTATCGACTGTAATTCATTTAGTTCCGCAGATTGCAAGCCTAAGCCTGCACGAAATAATAACGTTTCATCTGAGTTTTTATCGTCATCACGGTTGTAATAATTGGCGAGATTAATATTCATCGTCTCTCCTAGAAAGTTATCACAAAATCAAAAGCAATCCGCGCGCCGACGCCGCGCTGGATCGCCGTGATGTAATCAAGCGCAAGCAATGTGCCACCATTGGTAATTTCGGTGGGCTTGAAATAGGTTTGACCGAGGGGTAATCCGGCTTGGATTTCAGTGCTGATAAATACCCCTAATTCTCTGATGGTTTCACCTAAGCCATCGTTAAAATCAAACTCTGTTCTGACGTGTAGGTTCGGTGTAGGCTCACTAGATGGCGAAAACCTTGCGCCCAACATGATGATATTACCGCCCTCATCAGGGGTGCAAAATTCCGCAAGGGTAATCTTGCGCCGTCCGATTTCATGGGTTAATTCCGTAGCTGTTCGTTGTTCGCGCGGCGTGTCAGCATCCCAACTCGGCTCGCCGCTGCCCCAAGCTAAATAAAGTGTACTGTTTTTGACGGCGGTCGCAAGGGCGCTGCGTCCGCTGGTAGTTAATATAGCCATTAAGATTGCTCCGCTTGTGTGATAATCGTACCTGTGTGTTTCCAGCTGCTGTTTTGCCAAGGTTGGTCTGCCCAAATCTGTCCGTAATAGATCGCAAGGGAAGACGGTGTGCTTGCCCCCGTCGATACTTGCCAAACCTCCATTGGTTCGGGTAAGTCGTCTAAATAAGGCATATATGCTTGCCACGAAGTGATGACATAACCATAAGTTACTAACATGGCAACAAGAACGCGCGTATTACTCTCCTCGCGTTGAGCGTAGCTGCTATGTTGAGAGGCAAAAGAGAATTTTGGAATATCAAAACCATTTAGATTGTCGGGCAAGCAAGGTAATTGCGCGCGCGAAGGGCGCCAACCGCTATCATCATCTAAATACGCATCAGACAACAAGCTGTTATCGAGTTTAAAAACACTGCGGTCAAATCCATTTACTAAACGCCATAGGCGGCTGCGAACAGGTTGTGCGAGTGTTGCCAAACGTATCATCGTGCAGATTTCATCACGCGCTAAAGCGCGATCCAAGCGCAGATCATATTCAGCAAAATGAGCGTGTGGGCGATAGCGACTAGCATCAATATCGGCGTTATGTTCAATCGATGGCGGAGACTCTATAATTTCCGCGAAAAGTCCTGCCCAACTCAACGCTATATGAACACTTGCTGGCGTACCACGGATGCGTTGCCACGCAATTCCTTCTCGAATTAATTCTCTTTTATTTGAGATATACGGTGATAGTTCATTTAATCCGTATTCAAAAATCAGCGCATCTAACCAGCTCTCCGGCGGGTTTTCTAATTTTGCGCCACGAATAACATCTGCATCTAAATCAACAGCACACGATAAAACTTGCGATAGTTTGCGCTCTAGATCAGTGCTATTAGGGGGGAGCAAATCCATTAGTAATCTCGCCCTATTAAGATTAAATGAACAGCGTTAATCTCTGCTGCTTCATCTTGGCTAATAACGATGTCTGAAGTAGGGGAGATAAGATTGACTTTTTGTACGCCTGCGCCATGTAAAATACTAATAATCCAGCTGCGCGTTAAATCTCGTCCAAGTCCTAATTGAGACCCAACCGCGCCGCGTAGTTGAGCTTCGAGAGTCCTCAATGTATCTTCAGGCGCATCGGGTAATAAAGTAATCTCAGCATGAATATCCACACCTTGTACCGTTGCTGCTGTAACTGTCACCGTATCCGTTAAAACACGAATATCAGAGCGATTAATATAAGCCGAAACTTTATTTAATAAGTTTTTGGAAGCAATGCCTTGTTGCGCAATCACTGCGATTCTAACCAGCCCAGGTTTCGGACTAGAAACATAGACATCTCGAACATGAGTGCTCGATGCGAGGGCGTGGTAGCGATAGTAAACCGCTGGACCTGCGGTACTTGATGCACGAATTCGTAAAATTAATCGAGCGCGAAACTGTTCATCAGTTTCGTCATGCATTCTGATGAGACCGTAAAAATCCGCTAATCTGTCGAGGTCAGTGTCGCATGCATAAATTAATAAATTAGCAAGCGCGGCATCATTGATACGTGCCCGAAGCAATAATTCTAAATAAGCGGATTCTTCGAGCAATTTAGTAACTGGCTCTGACTCAAGCGCCAGCGTATCTGCCCACGCTTGCTGATCGTGCGCAGGCCACAAAGCAATAAACGCGGCTTTGCGGCGTTCAAAAATTTGCTCATAATTAAGCGGTTCAATAATAGTCGGGGTGTTCATAACACGAGATTATGTATTTGATGTTTATCTCGTGCATCAATCACTTGTCCGCAAACGTACTCAGCGGATATAGACTTGATTTCTGATTTCTTCACCGCTCAAAGTTCTAGCACAGTAGTCGACAGTAATACGACCCTCAAAACTGAGTTTAACCTGTGCATAAGTGATGAAAACGCGTGGTTCCCAACGATATGCTGCATCAACAATTGCTGCTGCAAGCCGTAAACGTCCCGCTTCATTCATCGGGCTATCAATGAGCGCAAATAAATAGCTGCCATAATCGCGACGTTGAATACGTGTTCCGATCGGAGTTGTAAAAATATCGTGTAAAGATTGATGAATATGTTCTAATTGTGGTGTCAATAATGTGCCTGTGCTGCGACTCATACCCTGTTTAGCTAGTTGTGGTTTTACAGTCATTTCGGATGCCCCGTTACAGATGTTCCGGACATGACGCCAAGATGTTTGTGATCACTTCCGATATTGATACCGTTATGTATTAACGTTGTTGATTCTAACTCGATGTTTTTAGCTTTAATTTTAAAACTACAGGGTGTTTCTAGTTCTAGTGTTTCAGTTTTCCGATCGTATTTTATTTTTGTGCCATCAACAAATTCTATTAATTCTGTGGTTTCTCGGTCTTCAATCGGGATTTCTGGCGCTGGTATATTATCATCACAAAGCATTCCAATTACGCAAGCAGTATTCAAATCACCACTCGGTGAAACCATCACAATTTGCGCGTTTTTACGCAATGGGTACCAATATTTAAAATTAGCAGTAATCATTGCGGGCATTTCTAGCCAATTCGTTAGAATTTCACCGCGGCGCGCTCTGAATTTTCTTTTTTCCCAGTCGATTTTTTCAACCGTTGCGATAACGATTGAATTATGTAAACGACGGCAATCATCATTAAAAGTCATAAAAGGTCCTCAGAAGTAAAATGATCAATAAGTAAATCTCTCACAATCGCCTTATCTTCGTCGGTTAACCCGATCAACTCACGTTTCGGGTATTGTGCTAATCCGTATTGAAGCCGTTGTCTTAATCCATAATGATGGATGCGCGCAATATAACCATCTTTGCTACTCCAGCCAATGCTGACTTCATTGAATCGGTTGCGAATCTTAAATCTGCTTGTCTGCCGGAGTTTTTTAAACATTTTCACACGGTTGGTACCAGTGTTTTTTCTTTCAGAAAAATTGATACCGTCCGGATTTTTTTGAGATTGAATCCGTTTAGTATTTATTTTGCGCAATTCTTGCCCGATCTTACGATTGAGTTTTAAACGCTCTTGATTCGTTAAACGTCGCATCATTAAGTTCAACCATTGATCTAAATTATTGAGATTATGCTCTAACATGATGATTCTCAATGTTTGTCACAGTTGACGAAATAATTGGCATTGTCGGTTGATTTGTACAACTGACGATATAGGTTCCATCATCGGTCTTATTGGGACGATATGTGTCTTGTAATGAGTGAATTGTGATTTCTAAGTCAACCGAATTGTGATCCAAGATCACTGATTTAAATTTGATCAATTCTGGTTTGTGCCCTGGATAATTTTTATTGCTCCACTGGTTAAGAACATGGAATAAAAGTTCAGGAGGATGCGTAAAATCCAGAATTAAAACGATTCCGTCATATTTAACGATAAAATTATCATTACAGTTCGGATCATTTTCGCGATCAGAATAGTTAATAATAGTGCCGTTCTCACAGAAAACGCTGATGTTTTCGGGTTCAATGTCTAAAGTTTTAAGCAAATAATTTCTCAAATTGCGTAAATTTTGCATACTTATTTATTCTTCTTTTCAGCAACGATTTGACATGTAACACAACGTTGCGCATGCGGATAAACTTTGCGCCGTGCGACAGCAATTTCTTCACCACAATCAATACAGCTTTTTCTACCCGTTTTACTTTGATTTTGTACTTTTGAATAATTCAGTATCTTTGTAATACTTTCCTGACGATAATATTCTTCAAGTTCAGCTGCATAATCATTCAAATCCATAGCGGTATTCCTTTATCCAGTTTGATAAATATAGTTGTTTATCGCGACAACTATAATAATGAGCAGAAAGCTGTTTAATCCATGTGAGTAAATTTTCTAATTGTCCAGCGGTCAATGTCGGCAAGGGGGGGCATGGTGCCAAGGCTGTTTGTTCGATCGGCGGTCGGATCGGCAATGATACTGTTGATGAGCTGCAAGCCCCGATCATCAATAGTGCAGTTGCTGTGAGTGTTTGATAAGTATGCACGGATATTCCCTTCTAGTGTCATTAAAATGTTTTCTCTTTTATTTTGATTGTGTACAAATTCAGTTGCTAACTTGTCATAATCATGAATCATTTGCCGATATTGTTCGGTTTGTTTCATTACAGTCCGTTGTAAATTGCGTAATTCTAAGATTTCTTTTTTTTGCATACCGTAACGGTACGCAGCGGTCAACGAGCAGCTCCAGATGAAAAATAAAAGTACGGCGATGAGTGCGCGAAATTTGAATGTTAATTGAGCCATTGTTTTGCTTCTCCAGCACGGCGATTAATCAAACCAATAACTTCTTTGCCCCCCGCATATTTCCACCGCGATAATTCTTCAGGAACGGCGTGATATTGACCGGCATTGAGTTTCTTAAGCAATGTTGAGTAAGTAAAAGCATTAATACCGACGTTATAAGAAAATGAGACAAGTGCATCAAATTTGTTTTGCGATAATGTTACGACGACACGTTCGTTGATATTTTTTTCATGCACTCTAATATCTTGTAGTAGTAATTGAGCAATTTGCTCTTTAGTGAGACCTTCTCGCCATTTTACTAACTTGTCATTAATGCGTATTTTCCCGCTCGTTAATTCAGAACGAGTCAGTAAATGACCAGCGCCGATCGTAGGTAATCCTGCAACGTCGAGGTACATCTTTTCACTGCTTCCTTCACGCGACATTAAAAACTCAAAACCTTGCTTTGATAAAGTTAGTTTATTCATCTGATTTCCTTTTAATTTCTGTAATAATTTCAACAATATCTTGATTTTTTCTTACTTCCATGAACCTAAAAGCAGAACGTACTAAAAACCATCCCGGCAATCCGCAGGCAAAATAAACACCTCCGATAACCATTGCGTCTAATTCATTAAAAGGGATACTGATATTGAGTAAATTCGTTACGAAATAAGCACCTAACCCAACAGAACAAACGATAGTACTAATGAATATTGCTGTCCATTCCCTCGGATTTTTCGGTGGCGTCATCAACATGACGATGATACTTGCAAGCAATGGTCCCACAAGATAAAGCAATAACTTATAAACGATGGTACTAATAGCAACGCTTCCCGTAGTTATGATCGGTTCTGACATGGTTAATCCCAAAGTTTAAGAGTTGATTTAACAGCTGGTGCTGCTTGTAGTAAATCAGGCAATTCAATGATAACCCCAGCTTGTAACTGAGCTGGATTTAAAGCATGAGGGTTAGATTCAATGACGGCAACAATCATGTCTGTGCGCCCAAACACGCGATAACACACTTCATCTAAGGTGTCGTTTTGTCTTGTGGTCACATTCATACGAGCACCGCCGTGGTGCGTTTACGTCCTGTGAGTAAACGAATGGCTTCGCGCTCACGCTGTTGTTCGTATGCAATGCGGCGTTCGTAGGCATCGGCTTTGGCATGACCATCACTTGTGGTGTCAATATCGCGATATTGTTCGAGTAAATAGGTTTTCACTCTCCGATAGACCGCAGTTTTATAGAGGGTTGTTGCTGTTCCTGCTGGAAGATGGGAAATGCCAAATTGCTGCGCTTTCCAGTCTGCTATCAAGGCGTTTATCATGACGATTGCAACGGCAAAATGCTCGGCGAGGCGTTCATCTGAGACGGTGTCATCATTACGCATTTCGCGTCGATAATCAGCAAGCGAAAAATCAGGATAGAAGTAATCTCTGTTGCTGATAGTGTCGCTCACGGGCACTGCTGGCGGGTTGTTGTGTGGGATGTAAGCAGAAGCCATAAATCACCTTTTTAAAATAAGGTGCGCGGTTGCGACGGAACAAAATGAAATTTTCACATAAACTTTTGCGTCGTCGCGCCCCGCGCGGGGGTTGAGACTTTAATCGGTTTCTGGATGCGCTTTTTCTAGTTTATTCAGTAAAACTTTTGCGCCGACTTTGTCATTTAAACTAATCGCAGTGCGCAAATTGATCATTGCGGCTTCTTCGTGACCTGCTTCATATTCAGCTTCGCCGAGTGCTCGATAAAGTTTTGCGCGCACTTCATCAAACAAATCATATTCATCGACTAATTGTTTTAAGGTCAGCAGATGCTCAAGGCTTGGTTTTAGTTCATTGCTACGTAGCCACGCTTCACTCATCTCTTCTGTCAATGCATCTTCCAAATCACGTTCAAAATGTGCGGGCAGGCTTAGCTTCGCTGTTAACATAACGCTGCCAATGTTTAATGCTTGCTCGTAGTCACCAACATCAATCGACCAGATAAGCAACTGCCCGATAATCTCATCTTGCACAGGATGTTTTGCAGTGAGCTGACTATCTAAATAACCAGACCACTGCGGCAAGATTTTTTGTTTCAGTGCAATTTTACCTTCGCGCGATTTTATGTTTTTTAATTCGCGTTTTTGTTGAGCAAGTTGATCAAGCATCAATTCATAAGCGCTGCCTTGAGCGACCTCTTCCTTTTGCATTGCAGCAACAAGTGCTGCTTGTTTGTGCTTTTCTGCTGGAGTCATCATTACCCCATTACTCCCAATCGCTACCGTCAGCATTCGGGACTTTGATGCCCGTGAGCAATGCGCAAGCATCGTAGTCTTCAACAACGTATGACTCGTTAACGCTCCTAAATTCTTCAATACGATCGAGTTTTGGGTTATCAAAGTAAGCAAGACGAGTGCTGCCACGCTGAGTGTAAATGCTTAAATTGCTAAGTTTAGTAATCAATAAGGCATCAGCTGGGAAAAATGGTACAGCAAGCGTTCTTAGTGCACCGATAGATTTTGATAACATTAAGTCTTCTAAAGCCTTACGCTCTAACGGAGTATCGTTATTGCTAATCAGATGAAAATATTTTGCTGTTAGCATTTTTCGCCCACAAATAACTACTAACTCATTATCGCGATGCCACGGTTCAACCAAAGTATTGACTAAATCAAATACCGCGGCATCTGCATTCGCATAGTCTTTACCCGTCTGATTACCAATTTTAAGACCATCCATTACTACGCTGGGTTTTTGATCTTTGATGTGTTGCAGCCAACCTTTATTTACGTCTTGCAACATCGGGTTGCTACTTCTGTTAGTAGTCGTCGCTGCGTGTGTGCCGTTAAATCCAATGATTAATCGATCACGGGCAATTTGTTTGCTTGTTACTAATCGCAACAGACGCTGAAAATCAGGTTTATCAGACCAAGCATCTAAAGTGGCATAACGCACATAAGTATCGAAGTTGGTTTGCTCACAACGATATTTTTGGCTGCTTAAAGCGGAAACCGCTTGAGGCTTGCGTTCTGTTTCACCGTCCGAAGTATCGATACGACTAGCGATAGTATTTTTTACACCAATATAAACTTTTTCGCCTTCTTGCGCGGTTACTGTGATATTGTTAATCGCTCTTAAGAAAGGGTCGCTGTCTTGAACTTTTTCTAGTAACTTTTGCTCAATACTGGGCGTAACGTTAAATTTTTGAGTCGCATCGCTTACACTATTGACCTCAGCAATCCGTGCTAAAAACTGATTATATTTTTTTCGGGTTTGGTTTTGCATTTTTACTCCTAATGCTAGCAATCAGTTTGATAATCAGTGCTGCTGCCATCGGCAACGGGGCGGCTAAAAGATTGAGTGTGTTGCGGTTCAGCAGCTAACTGTACTTTGAATGCGTTAAACTCTTCTTTTAGTTGCTGATGTTCTTTGATAAGCGTTTGGTGTGCTGTACAAACTTCTGAAAAACTTTTCTCAATATCTTGATGATAACTGGCAATGATCGTCGCTGTATCGTCATTTTGCTTATCTTGATGTTTAGATAATAGCTGTTTTACTTTTGCAAATAATCCAACGTCTTCATCCGCTTGTTTATCTTCATCTTTTACATCAATATCGCTCTCGCTATACGCGCTAAATAAATGTGTTTGTACTTGCAGAGCGGCGGAAAACATCAATCGCTCTGTGCCAAGACTCGATGGACTGTCCGTTACTGCAAGACCAACTAAATATGCTTCACCACTTTCTGCAAAATTCGGATCAATTTCAACAGATGAAAATAGTTTCTGTTTTTGCTGATTGATTTTTTTTAGTTCATCTGTCGGTTCGATTTGCGCAAGTAAGATGGTTTTTCCATCGCTGTTTTTATCTGTTTTTAGCGCAAGTACATCACCGTATGCTTTAAATGGGCCATTCGGCATAATTGATCTGAAATGCTCTAGCCATACGCGCGCCGCGTATTTTTCGGGGTCGTAATTTTTCGCCATTTGCTCTAAAAGGCTTGCTTGGATTTTTCTTCCATCAGAAGTGAATCCTTCAGTCGCCACTCTGAAAAATTTTCGCATAACTGTCCTCGGTGATAAATCGACACGATTATTGAGAGTAGCTTTGTTATCAGCAAGCGATACTAGTCCGCAAAGATCGTTGGCGGACTAGCACTTGTGGCGTTTATAAGTAGCAACTTGACAATAGCGACATGAGTAAACGATATGAAGCAGCTTTGATGTATTGGCGCGGTTACTCCTGCGCGGAAATTGCTCGACAATTAGACGCCCCAGATACCACAGTGCGCAGTTGGTGCGCGCGTGATGGTTGGGACAAAGCTAGCGTCGCGGTGAAATGTGCAACCAACGTTGAATATCGATATAACCAGCTCATTGCTAAAGAAGACAAATCAGATAAGGATTTTAACGAGATAGAGTTACTCGCTAAGCAGCTAGAACGCATCTGCCGAATGCTTAAATACGAAAAAACAGCAAACGAGGCAGACTTAAATCCGAAAGTTAAAAACCGCAGCAAAGGGCGTGAGAAAAAACGCCAAGAGAAAGAAAACCTCGGTGTGTTTACGCAAGAAGATATCCAGCTTATCAAAGAGTTGTTTGATAAGACGATGTACCCGCATCAAAAATTTTGGTTTGAAAATCGTCACTGGAATTTACGCCAAATCATTAAAAGTCGCCAAATTGGCGCGACTTATTATTTTGCAGTAGAAGCTTTATTAACTGCCATTGAAACTGGTAAAAATCAAATCTTTTTATCTGCTAGCCGCAACCAAGCCAACGTGTTTCGCAGCAATATTATTGCTTTTGTAGAGATTGCTACGGGCAAAACTTTGCGGGGCGAAAATATCAAAATTGGTCCAGGATGCACGTTGTATTTTCTGGGCACAAACAGTAATACCGCACAATCGTATTCAGGAGATTTATACATCGATGAATATTTTTGGATCCCAAAATTTGACAAAATCCAGCACGTCGCATCAGGAATGGCGGTGCATGATGACCGGCGAATTACCTATTTTTCAACACCATCAACTATTGGTCATGAGGCATATTTGCTGTGGAGCGGTGAGCATTACAATAAAGAACGTCCCCAAAAAGAGCATATCAATATTGATATTAGTCACAAAAATTTAGCGAAGGGAAAGTTATGTGATGACGGTTATTGGCGGCAGTTGATCACCATTGATGATGCCATCAACAGTGGGTTTGATCGGGTCACATTGCCCAAACTCAAAGAAAAATTCCCTAATCCGTCGCAATTTGCTAATTTGTTTATGTGCGAGTTTGTCAATGACATGAACAGCTTGTTTAAGTTAGTAGAATTGCAGAAATGTATGATTGACGCGCGAACGATCTGGGAAGATTGGAAACCACAAAACAAGAGACCCTTAGGGAATGCGCCGGTGTGGATCGGCTATGACCCCAGCCGCACTCAAGACAATGCTTCAATTGCCGTGATTGCTCCGCCGGAAACCGCCGGTGGTAAGTTCAGAATTATTGAGTCAGATAGCTATAGCGGGTTAGATTTTGAAGCTCAGGCAAAAAAAATACAGCAGTTTACGCAACGCTACAATGTGAAGTTTATTGGCATTGATGCCACGGGCATCGGAAAGGCAGTACATGATTTGGTGGTTAAGTTTTATCCGCGGGCGCGCGCAATTATTTATAACGTTACTGAGAAAAACAACATGGTGTTAAAAGCTTACCAATTGGTGCATCATAAAAAATTAGAGTTTGACGCGGAAAAAACAGAAATTGCCAGCGCATTTTTAACGATTCATCAAGCTGGCACAGCCAGTGGGCGGGATGTTACTTATCGCGCTAAACGTACTGCAAAAACAGGTCATGCGGATGTGGCGTGGGCGGTCATGAATGCTTTATCAAATGACCCGCTTGGCGCAATAGCAGAGGCGGGTATAGGGAAAGGAAGCGGAAGAGTTAAGGTGTTTTAGTCACACTATAAATGTTTAGATAAAAACCTCTATTTAAATTTGTACGAAAATTCCGCTTTCGAATTGAGCGGACTGATACTGTTTATATTAAAACAATGAACTGTAACAATAAAGTTTTTATACATTTGTCTGCTATGTCAACAAAATCACATGCATTCACCTTCGGTAACCCGGTTACTATTACTCATCCGCTCGAGTTGATTAACTATTTTCAGTGCAGCTATAACGGTCAATATTATGAGCCTCCATTTTCAATGGATGCGCACGCGAAATATTTTTATTCGTTGCTTTACTTGCACAGCGCACTACAGCTTAAAGCTAATGTCTTAACGAGTTGCTACAAACCGCACTCTTTGCTAAAAAGACAGGAGTTTTCTAAATTAGCGATGGACTATTTGTGGTTCGGCAATGCGTATCTAGAGCGCGTACTAAGTCGTACTAATCAGCTGCTCGCTTTAAAACATAGTCCGGCAAAATACACCCGCCGCGGTAGAAATGATCGCTATTGTTTTATCGCGATTGCTGATGGTTGGTTCGATAGCGACAAAATTTATCAATTCCCAGTAGATTCGCTGTATCACTTAATGCAGCCGGACGTTAATCAAGAAATATATGGAGTGCCAGAATGGTTGCCAGCGATTGTCTCTGCCCAGCTTAATGAGGCAGCCACCCAATTCCGCTTGCGTTACTATAACAATGGTAGCCATGCCGGTTATATTCTCTATATTACTGATCCCGCGCAAAATGAGGATGATATCGAAAATCTGCAACAAGCGCTTGCAGATAGCAAAGGTCCCGGAAACTTTAGAAATTTGCTCTATTACGCCCCAAACGGCGAAAAAGATGGATTAAAACTCATTCCAATTAGCGAAGTAACCGCCAAAGATGAGTTTTTTAACATTAAAGCGGTAAGCCGCGATGACCAACTCGCGGCATGCCGTGTACCTCCAAATATTATGGGGATTGTGCCAACGAACAGCAGTGGTTTTGGCAGTATCACTGATGCATCTAAAGTCTTTGCACGCAATGAAGTCAAAACTTTGCAAGATAGATTGTGCGAAATTAATGACTGGTTAGGCTATGAAGTTATCAGCTTTGATCATTATCAAATTGAGGATGATAGCCAACAATAA